AAAAAATATGAGACAGATCGCCCTAACTCTTAATATCGTTGTAGCTGTGAGCATAATCGCATTTGCTTGGATAACTCTGCCGGCAGTTGCTGCACAAGAACAGTTTGAAAATGTAGCTAAAGATGATATGTATTGTCTTCAACAGAATATATACTTTGAAGCTAGAAATCAGTCAATAAACGGACAGATCGCAGTTGCGTGGGTAACTTTACATCGTGTAGATGATCCTCGCTATCCCAACACAATCTGCGAGGTGGTTTGGCAGCGTAAACAGTTTTCATGGACGCATGATGGTAAAAGTGATAAACCAAACAAATCCGAGGTAGGAAAACGAGCATGGGAAGATGCTGGCTTGATTGCTAAAGTAGTTGTATTTGATTGGATTAAAGGATCGAATGGCCCTGTTGCTGGGGCAACTCACTATCACGCAAACTATGTGCAACCATACTGGGCAGCTAAACTAGAGCGTTTGGGTAAAGTAGGTGCTCATATATTTTATAAGTAAAACAGCTACTTGGGGGAGTAGCCGCCCCCGCGCTAAGTATTTGATTTTAAAGAATAATATTAGCTATTGTATTGCCCAGCGCGTTATGTTATGAATAGTTATCAAATAAGGAGACGATCAATGCAACAAATGGTAACAATTGAAGGCATTGCTTGCTATGATGTTCTTGCATGGGACAGCAATTTTGAAGTCATCTGCGAAGACGAAGAGGATGATTGCATCTGGGTTGATGGAAATGTCAACACAGGTGATGAATTTAAAACCTGGGAAGATGTGGTTGCGGTGCTTTGTGAACATCTTGACGGTAAAATTGAACAAATAACAGCAATATAAAGAGGTCAAAACATGGCTACTAGAACAGTTATAAGATCACGCAAAAAACCTAAAATGGAAAAGTTTAGGATTTTTATGGAAATGGTCAGGACTTTGGTTCCTATGGCAATTCTGCTTATTCAAGTTGCAATATACGCAAAGGTTTATTAAATGTTTGGAATTATAGGAACTGTTGGCGTAGTTGCTCAAATGGCTATGTTGGCTGCTCAATTAGATACAAGGCTGGCTATGGCTGTCGGTCTTGTATCTGCCGGTTGTTGGGTTATGCACGCTATATCTAAGCGCGATCAGGCGTTATTTGTTACCAATATCGTAGTTGCAGGTTTTGCAGCTTGGGGAATTAGTTAATAAAATCAAGGGCTTAGGCCCTTGACGCGCCAGCTGGAACAAAACATGAACAAAAAGTGAACGTGGCAGATAGCAAATAACTTAACGTTTTCAATTACTTACAGGCTGTGCGTCCCGCCGCTAAGTCATTGTTTTTAAAGGAAAAGAAAACACTTGCAATGCCTAGTTACTTGTGCGATAAGATATGTATGGAAACACAAAGAAGGATTTTCCGCATGGCTCATAAGCCCACATTATTCATGGTCACTGACATTGAAACCACACTTCGCAAACGTATTGCGTTTGACATTGCGTGGCGAATTGTTGATCGTTCTGGTCGCCAATATGGTTCGGGTTCGTATGTAATCCGCGAATCGTTTACTGTTGACGTTCCGTTTTTCAAGGAAAAGCTAGGCCATTATTTTGATGACGCCTACAATAAATTGATAACGCCCGCCAATATTCTAGACGTTCGGGAAGAATACAACCGCCAAATTCGCGATCTAACCGAGGCAGGCCACCGCGTTATACCTTGCGCGTATAACGCTGCGTTTGACTTCAAATATCTCCCCGAGACTGTGCAAGCTCTGACTGATGGAAAGGTGATGCGCTGGCTTGACCAAAAAGTTGAGTTGCTAGACATCTGGGATTTTTGGGGCCGCAGCGTTCCGCGTAACTATACCGCGCTGCCGTCTGCTTCGGGTAAATACTACAGCACAAGCGCAGAAAGCGCCTACCGCTGGGAATTCAATCAAGCCGATTTTGTCGAGCGTCATATTGCTTGGCATGATTGCTTGATTGAATCCGACATTCTTTGCAAGGCTCTGGCCCGTAAAAAGAAAATGCCAATCGTGTCTAAGCCTTCCGAATTGGTTGGCGGTGTTTGGAAGTCAATTAATACTCGACTAGGTGTTGATGGAAAAACAAATCTGGTGGCGGCATAATGGCTGTCCCTAATCTTCACACATCCCGCCCGACTGGAAAATGCCCAACTTGCGGCATAAACTGTTGGCCCGAAACTAACAACCAACCCGCAATTTGGCCTTGCGGGTTGGGAGAATGTCCCTACCCTTACTCTGCAAAAATAATTGCGTTTCCAAAATCTTCGACAGGATCGAGCTTATTAGTAAAATAAAATTCTGCCGTGTAATCAACAGGTTACACGGCGGGGCCCCCCGGCCACTAAGTTATTGATTTTAAAGAGAAACAAACTTTCAAAAAACGCAAAATAGTTCTTGACCTTCTGCCTTTTATCGTGCTATGAATAGACACCAAATAAAGAAAGGTCACGTTATGACAATCAAAAATGTTTCAATCTTCGACATGGACGGCACTATAATTGATAGCAGCCACCGCCAAGCTACTTTGCCCGATGGCACGCTAAATATTCCAGCATGGATTGAAAATGCTACTCCAGAAAAAATTGCTCAGGACACTGTTTTGCCACTTGCAAAGCAAGTTGCCAAGCGCAAACAAGCTGGCGATTATGTCTTGATCTGCACAGCCCGTGCCATGTCTCCTGCCGATTTTGATTTTCTAAAAAATCACGGCATCACTGTTGACAAAATCATTTCTCGCCCTCTGGGCAATAATGAGCCCGATGGTCAGCTAAAAGCCAAACAGCTAAAAAAGTTGTTCAATCTCAAACAGTTCAAGTCAGCTTCCAAGATTATGTTTGATGATGCGGCCTCTGTTCGGTCAGCTCTTCGCAAGATTGGCGTTGCCGTTTTAGATCCCCAAAAAGTTCATTAAAGTCAAGGGCTTACAGCCCGAGGCGCCCCCGCTGCTAAGTCATTGTTTTTAAACAATAAATTAAATCGTAAGTTACTGTAATCGCTACCTTTTAATGTGCAAATAATGCTTGCAAGTCGGTTAATCAAAGGTTATAAATAATTATCAGAAACGAGTTACCTTATAAGGAGACTATATCATGGCTACTCAAAAATCAGTAAACTACACTCCCGAATTGACCGCTTCCATTGTGGATCAATACACTAACGGCCAAGCCGTTGAAACTATTGCCGAAGCAATCGGCAAATCGGTTCGGTCTGTCCGTTCCAAGCTAGTCCGTGAGGGCGTTTATGTCGCGGCTGAAAAGCCGAAGGGTGCTGCCCGTGAAATGGGGCCGACAAAAAAGGAATTGCTCATCGAGCTGGAAACCTTGGTTCCTTACCCTGTCGATGGGTTTATGGGAGCGACCAAGGAAGCTATTAGCGCCTTGATTTCGCACGCTAAAAACTAGCGCTACCATAAACCACAGAAAGGCTCCGCTTCGGCGGGGCTTTTTTTATGTCTTGACTAGGAAAAAACTAAGCAATATCAATGACTTACGGGGCGGGCGCAGCAAGTCATAAATAACTGATAACTAAAGGATTCTTTTATATTGCTGAATGGTTATTTCAATGCTAATATTAGCTATAGCCTGAAAAAGAGGAGGAGTAGTATGCCCGGAGCAGATAACACTCGTCGCATTTATATCACTGTGGCGCTAGAGATACTGCGTGACGCAAACGAACAGGAAGTCATCGCAGACTGCGACTACACATTCGAACACGCAGACATCGTTGATACAGAAATTATGGGAGAGGAGAAGTAGAATATGCCTAACTGGTGTGATAATACTCTTTATATTGAGAGTGATGAAAAAACAATTAAAGAACTAAAAGAAGCGATTGATAAAAAAGAAATGCTTAATTATTTAGTTCCTATGCCAAAAGAATTGGAAGGCACAACCGCTCCAAGTGAAGGGCCTAATTGGTATTGGTGGCGGATTGATAATTGGGGAACTAAATGGGAAGTTGAACCTGAAATTGCAGAGGATAGTGCAACCAGCATTCAGATATATTTCCAATCTGCCTGGGGACCGCCTTCAGCAGCATATGAAACATTTCATGATCAATGCATAGAAAAAGATATTCCCATAGAGATTAGGGCAACTTATATCGAATGGGGTATGATGTTTTGTGGTCTATGGGAAAATGGTGGTGAGACGCAGTATCGAATACCTGAAGATATAGAGGAAGCTAAATTATTACCTGAAGATATTCTTGATGAATTTCAGATTATCGAAGAGCTTGAAATGTGGAAAGAACTGGAGGGAGAGGAAGATTATGCAATCGTATAGAGAATGGGTTAAAGAAGTTGATAAGCACTTAAATCGCAGAATTGGTCTACACATGTCAGACTTGCCAGATTGGCTAAGCCGTGATGCATACGAGGACGGAATTGATCCAGAAGAAGCTGCAGAAATGTGTTTAGAAGAAGCAGACTTTATCTAAAAAACTTCAGCGTAATCAATAGGTTACGCTGGACGCGCCCCCGGCTGTTAAGCAATTGATATTTAACAATAATTCGTCTCCTGGTCGAAACAAAATCAGCGTGAGCGCAGCTCAGCGCCAGTGTAAAGTAGAAATTTGAAAAATGTAGCTTGTGTGGTAGTTGTGCAACAAATGATTTGAAATTAAGCGCGCCTCTGCGCCAGTGAAAAGTCGAAATTCGATTTGTCAAGATTATTCGCTAGTCAAGTAGAATATAAAATGAATTGAAGTGCTCGCCAGCGCCAGTAGTTTAACGATTTGTCTGTGAGTTGTCAAGTGAAAAATGACGGTAGACACAGTTTGATGTCGAGTCGTTGCATTAAAGTATTAGCTAGCATCGTTGCAAAGCAGGTCATATTCTAGTTGCATAGCTTGTGGTTTATGGGTTATAAATATATATAAACAGAAATCAAGGAGATAGCTAATGGCTGAGAACTACACAACCGAACAAACTCAACAACTTATTGCTGCCTACCAAGACGGCTCAACAGTAGACGATTTAGCTGCGCTATTCGACAAGCCAGTACGCTCAGTTCGTTCTAAACTGGTGCGTGAAGGAGTGTACGTTGCAGCTCCTCGTACTCGTGCCGCTAAACAAGACGGTCCTACTAAGAAAGAACTGCTTCGTGAGCTAGAAGGCATGGGCCTCGTCGTAGACGGGCTGGAAGGTGCGACTAAAGAAGCAATTTCTCGTATCATTTCAGTGGTGGCTAACTAATGGAGACTCGGGAATATCCAGATCCCGCAGAGCGCTACGAATATCTTTACCAAGAAGAACTAGAGATGGAACGAGATTACGAAGCAATGTTAGAGCAACAAGAAAACGAACAGGACGTACTGTGGTAGATTATAATTGAGTAGGAACCTAATGCGATATTTATCTAAAACTATGCTATCAGCTTGCTGTAACAAGTGTGATGATGTTCATGCTTGTAATCAGCGTCAGGACTGGGACGAGGATGCTATGTCAGACTATGACATTAGCAGGTGTCCTAACTGTAATTCGAAATCTTATCACTTAGTAGACGAAGAACACGAAGTTGCTGCTACGTGGTGGAGTGTGGGTCTGTATCAAATCTATGAAGCATACGGTGGTCCTGAAGAAGGTGGATGGTACTACCAAACGGGCAATATGATGTATCCAGAAAAACAACGTGTCTTCGAAAACTACTATGATGCAGTAGCTTATTCAAATAATCTAGGAGAAGAGATTGATACGTGGAATCAGGATGATTTATGTGTCCAGGGATTCACCAATTCAGCTCCTCCAGCTGGTTGGCCTAATCGTCGTCCTGCATATTCATAAAAAGAGGCT